TTCTTACTGTATGTACACTGCCTGCTTCAGCATAAAACCATGTTTTAGCTATAGTTTGATATGCATTTTTAGGTATAGTAATTAAACGGGCACCATCAATTAGCACGGAGCCTTCGTCATCAACCAAAGCCCAAATTTCGTAGTATCCTGATTCTGGAAAAGTTACTTGAGCACTTTTATCAAATTCAACTACTCCACTAGTAACCCATGTTCTGTAGTTTTGTAGAAAAGCATTCCAACCACTATAATTACCTACACTAGTTCCTGAAAGAACACCCGGAAATTGAGTAGAATTAAATATAAGTTGTGGCGTACTTGCGGCAACTGATGTATTTACAACTCTTCCTGCTCCTATGACAATGTCATAGTCGGTTGTTGGTATCTGATTATAATCACTATCTAAAATAGGTGTACCGTTTGAATCTCGCTGTACTGCTCTGGTAACCGAAGTAAGTCCCAGTCCTTCTATAGTAGTTGTACCTGTACTAGATAAATGTGATATGGGTGACGACAAATAAGTATCGCCAAAGAAACAAATAGTATGAAGTTTCACATAACCGTTAGGAATGGTCGGTAGTCGTAAAATATTATTACCATCAGTACCTACAAAAGATGCATAAGATCTTTGTGTAGCTAAAGTTTTTATATAAGGAGATGGGTCACTATACTGAACGTCAGTAGCAGCTCCACTAAATACTTCTACACCCCCGCCTGGTGACAACGCAAGTACGTACCATTTATATAATGCTGTTATTTCGTTATTAGCGTTTGTATAATAAGGGGCTGAACTAATTGTAGTTTTAAAACCTACATCCGAAGGTGTTGGTGAGCTATAATTACCTAAATAATAGGAAGGTACTGTTGACCAAGCTGTTTCACCCTCTTTACGTAAACGAACTTGAACCCCACAAGTAGCATCACTTATTTTTCCATCTTTAGTACTAATCTTACGCATACCTTCTGGAAAGGTAAATGCAACATCAATATCTTCAGCATAATCTGCTAAAGTAATAATTGCTGGGGGATTACCGTCTACACTATTATTAACTAATTCAATCTGTGGAAACTGCTGTTCTACATCTGTTGGGTATAATTTATCAAAGGCGTCTAATTGACCATTAGTAGCTTCCTGAGGTACACCTAGTAAAGTAACGGGTACAGGAGTATCTTGCCCCATACTAGCTTGACTAGTATAGTAAACTTCGTTTAAAGTTTTTGCACCTACACGAATATCTTCGACTGCTAGTGGGCCAAATCCCCATACAAGGGATAGATGTAATAAACTGGTATCTGTTAATGTTTCTACGTAAGGCACTGCCGCAAGCATTGCAGTACTACGCATTTTTCCAAGAACAACAGGAATTGCTCCAAAACGGTTTGCTTGATTAGCAGCACCACTAAACGCATTTACAGGTGCAGAAGTTCCTGGATCTTTTCCATTTAAAGGCCTAATAGGAAAGGCGGCATTAATAAGTGCCATACCTGCCATGTTGATAGCCATTGTGCCTACAATTTTACCTGTTGCTGTAGCGCTTGTAGTAGATACAACTTCGTAACCTTCCATTACAGTTTTAGTTTCAGTAAGGCCCATAGCAGAACCTAATTCTGCTCCATATACGTTTGCTACATAAATTAACGCAATCATAGCAATCATACGAAAAGCTTGCTTACCTTCGGGCACAACTTTATAAATAATACTTTGGCCAGCTTGTACACGAACAGTGTTCCACTCTGACTGTGGTACTTTAATACCATCTAAAAATAGTACTAACTTTTTAGCAAAGTAATCACTAATTTTATAAGTATCAATTAAATTTTGCGATATATCCGCTAAAGTAGATCCAGGAATAGCTAGATCTGTATAATTTGTTTGTTTAAAAGGGTGAGGCTTGCCAGCTAGTATTGTACTAGTTTGCGTTTGTGTAGAATACTTATAGTAACCTTCAATACGTTTTGCCCAACGTGGACTATTAATCGATTCTAAAACGCTGTCCATGCCGTCACGAGCATGAATAAACTTGTCTTCTCCAACGTAAACTCCAACGTGAAAAGGCTCGCCTAATATATTGAATACTATAATGGAACCAACTTCAGGCTGTGAGACTTGTGCCCAATTATTTTTATAAATATCCATCATATCAAGAATACGTGAATCATACGCACCCGCATACTCTTCAGTATAGCTTGGCAGTTCAATATCATATTCTTGCTTATAAAATAAACGCACTAATCCCCAGCAGTCAATTCCGCTTTCATCTCTGCCATTACTGGCATAAGGTAATCCAATATATTTACTATAATTCATTAGAATAATCCTGGAAAGTTGGCTGGAGTAAACGTAAAGCACGGAAATGGTTCACGGCTAAGACTGACCATATTTAAGTCAAATGTTATTTGATCTGCATTATACGTAACATTAGTTATTTTAAAGCCTGCAAAAGTAGCTTCAATAGTATTTGGGCTACTAGCTAGTACTAGATCAATCTGTACACTAACTGGGCTTATTAAATAAGTACGTATAAGATCAATAGCTTCGCGAGTAACAAAATTTAAAACTAAACTACATTGAGCTGACCCTGCTTCTTCTTCGCCGGGTAAGGATATTTGCATAGGCATAAACAAATAATCTTTTGAATTACTTGTTACTCCATATACCACATCTGTATCTGTTGTTAAAGAAGCAATACGATTTGTATACCCATCTGCTAAACGAACAGGAGTTGTAGGATCTGCTGGATTAGTAATAGTAATGAGTAAAATTAATGCTTCGGAAGTTTCCGAAGCAAACATTGCCCTAACAGCTGATTGTGATAAACTATTTAGTCTGCTCATGGCATCACTTCAAATTTAAGACTTGTAGACCAGTATCCTGGTGCCATATATTGTAAGTTAAAAAACTCACCGCCACTACCAGGTATAATACGTACTTCTATAGTTGTACCAAGTATTCGTGGATGTGGAAAAGTAAAACGATTAACGCCTGCAATACCAGGAGTAGTAGAATTTGTAGGTAGATTTTTTATAAAGTCTTCTAGCTTTTGAGTCTGTGCAGTAGTCATTAAAAAATTTACACTCATTTCATTTGGACGCGCAGCCCTGCGTCTTTGTTTTGCAGGGCCTGCATCTGTCTGTGAGCGTATAACATTAATTCCAACTGATTCAGTAAAACCTTTTTGAGGTACTTGCGGAAGCGATGCTGGCCATGCTATTGGCATATATTATCTCCTTGCCACTAATGGTGATGTACCATAACTAGCGGTCATTGCTTGTTGAGTGTTTGATCCTACACGATTTAATTCGCCTGCTACCATATCGCCAACCATTACTTCAATACGACGGTTTCCACGTGAATCCATAGTCTCTTTAGTAGTTGCTTTTTCGTTACCATAATTATTAACAACTACGTCAACATTACCACCCCCACTACCTCCACGAACTCCTAAGTTTCCTTGATTATCACGCTTTAGGGGCATAATAGCTTCAGGACCTGCTTCGCCCATTAAACCAGTACCTTGTGCAAATTTAAATAGCGTAGGTGAAGTAACTACAGAATTTGTAAACATTCCGCCTTTGGCAAATTGAGTAAGTCCTGTATCATAAACACTACCTTGAGCACTCTTAAATAGTGAAGTAAACCAATCCATACCTTCTTTACCAGTACTAATAAAAGATTTGGCTAATCCGCCTTCCATGCCCATGCCTTTAAACAGCATAATCTGTTGTTGCTGGATCTCGTAACGTAATAAAGCTTCTATAAACCCGTTAATCATGTCTTTGAAACTTAATTTACCAGTTTTAGTAAAGTTAACAATAGCGTCTTCCATACCTTTAAAAGCTTGCTTGAATGCTTGAGTATAGGCTTGTTGACGTAAATCGTTTTCAGACATTACTTTAAGATCATCTGTTCTTGCTTGGGTTACTGCACGAATGCCTTTTACTTCTTCAGCCCTAGTTTGAGCAACCTGCTCGCGTTTAGCTAAATCAGCTGCAGCTGCACTGCCTGTAAGAGTACCTCCAGCCGCAGCTTTTGCTTGATCTAAAGCTGCTAACGCGGTAAATTCTTTCTCATATGCGGCTCTTAGTTTTATACTTTGATCTAGTCTAATTTCTTCTAGTTTTAAAATTTCTGATTTAGATTTTAAAGTATTTTCGTCCAGAAAACCAAGGCTATATGCAGTTTGTAATAC